ACAGGAAATACTCCTGGAGGCGGGGGTAAAGGAGCCCTTAGTATAACTTTTAATGCTCTTGGACTTACGGAAAAAAATTTAGCTCAAAGAGTTTTAAATGAAATAAGAGCAGCAATGTATCGAGAAAAATTAACTAACGCGGCATAGTCCTATGGCTGATAAAAACTATTATTTAAATGATACCTTAAATTCGGCTGCGTCTTCACCGACGTATTTTCCAGCTTTGAATAATTATTTATATAATACTCAAGGCTATGAAAGACCCGTTGACAGGGTTCCTTTTGTAATTCGCACAATTGACGAAAGCGGAAATGCCGTACCTTATACGATAGATGAGGAGACCATTTTAGGTATAGTTTTGTCGGTGAATCCAGCTTCAATAACAGTAAACATGTCAAAAATGGTTGGTAGAACTCAGACTATGTCTGGCTGGCTAGAAGAACATTGGGGGGAAGATTTTGACACTATATCCTTTCAAGGAAGTACCGCAGCCTTTATATGGCAGGGTCTTCCCCCGACATTGACTCCGCCTCCTGAGCCCGGACTCAATGATCGTAATATTAGAGATTCCTTTAATCAATATGCTAAACTTCCTGACACGGGTACATTTAATCCTGTATCCTTAGATATTAATAATACAAGTGGCCTGGCAACAGTAATGAGAAGAGAAACAGCATCCTATAAAGAATTCAAAAAAGTTATTAGTCTGATGAATGCTAATGCAGCTACTTTTGATATTAGAGGTATGGTCCAAGAAAGATTCTATATTGAAATGACTTATGATTATGCCTGCTATCGAGGCTATTTTGAAAATATAGATACCGTGGAAGACTCTGCGTCTCCTTTTAGATTTCAATACACAATAACATTTAAATCGGAACGGACTGTCTATCGCTTTTCTGGGGCATCTCCTTTAATAACGGAAACTAAAAAAATTCCTTTGGGGATGACTTCAAATAATCCTTATTCCGCTATTGGTCAAACAGGAAAAATAGGCCCTACTGGGCAGACCTTAGATCAGTCAGAGGCCCCTAAAACGAATCCATAATTATGGGAAAAACTTCATTTACAGATCTTGGCACCTTTTTAATGGGCATAAAAGAAAATACCAGTAATTATTCATTTCTGGAATTTGAGAACTTTGCTGCCACCCCTGAAGGGTTGTCTATACTTACGGCAGCTAACCCAAGCCCTGATGGAAATATTGATATTGCGGGGTCTATTAAAGGGGTTACAGGAGCTAAAGACCCAGCATTACCTATGACTATATCTGCTCCTGATATAAATAATAATAAGCTGCAATTTACTATGTTGATTAACCCGGCAAACATGAACCATGGTAAAACATCTACGGTACATGCTGCTTATACTAGAGACGGCTATATAACTCAATTATGGGGCCCCAATCAAGACCTATTAACAGCTACTGGAACTACAGCAGCCTTTATGGTTAGTGGGGCGGGCTTAACAGCGGTAGACCGTAGACTTTCTATGGGTATGCATAATTTTTTTGCTCTACTTTATGCTTACAGGAATAATGGATATGAGTTTGTTGACCCAGCATCTATAAGGACAGCTTTTACCAGGGTAATAAATGTAATACATGGTATTGAAATAACTTATGATGGCCAGTCCTATTTGGGTCATTTTAATAACTTTACTATAGATGAAAATGCAGAGAAGCCTTTTCTATTTGATTATAACTTTGAATTTGTAGTGAGTTCTCTAAGTAATGACTATAATGAAATCAGAGGGCATTTTATAAGTATTGGAGAGGAACCTCTTAAAAATACCGGAATAGCTGCAAGACTATTAAGTAATTTAAATAGAAGAGGCAAGACTTTAATAGAGAGTACATTAAAGCCTGATGAGAGCACAGAAAGTGGCTACACAAAAGATGATAGTAAAGTAGATCTAAAAGCTGTAGGCATAAATGCTGAGCCTCAAGGAACTCTTGGAGGAGCTCCAGCAGATGTTACAAACTTAGCCCCTAATACCAAAGCCGCTTTATATGGTATGGCACAAAGATATAAGGAAATATATGGCACAACAATAGATGTTACATCGGCTTATCGAACTTATGAGCAGCAAAAAATATTATATGATAATACAAATAAAAAATATCCCGTAGATAAACCTGGAACCAGTAAACACGAAGATGGCGAAGCTTTAGATGTAGATAGAGCCACGCTAAATAATCTAAAAAAAATAGATCCTAGTACGGGCCAAACTTTTATGGAAGAATTTGGTTTTTGGCAACCGCATGAGGCAAATGATCCAATACATCTTGAATTGAATCCTAATGCTCCAAAGTTGACTAAAGAAGCAGCTTCTAATTATGCTAATGTTATGGAAGGGGCTTCTTATGGGCAATCTACACCCGTTGGAGTTCCTCCTAATTATCTTGTCTATAGACAACAACAAACTAATGGTGGAAGGGGCTAAAATGTCAGATGATGGCATTTTTACTTTAAAAGAATTTTATAATAGAGGAGTAGTAAAGTTAGCTCCTGATGCCCTTGTTTATATTAATGGCAGTCTGACCTCTATGGTTCTAGTGCCTGCGGCTGTTAATGAGGGCAAAGTCTCTTTTAATAGTGGCATAACAAATATATCTGTTTCTAATACCATGGAAAATCCTGGAGCGTCTCAAGCGTCCGTAGAAATTACTACTCCAATTTATGGTTCTAACTCGGCTTATTGGATACCCTACCCGGGTCCTACGGGAGATGACGCCCCTAGTCGCATTCCTGTTTTTATTCCGATGATGGAAGTTAAAATTTTCTTTAAAGGTCGTTTCATGGTGGACGGCAGCCCAAAATATTATCCTGCTTTTTGGGGTTTTATAGTACATGTAGAAGAAAGTTTTTCAGGTGGAGCTTATAAAATATCTTTAAGCTGTGCAGACATGCTTCATTGGTGGTCATACAGCACTTTAAATGTTCATCCCAATCTTGAAAGTAATGTTGTTGCTAATGGCCAGCAAGATTTAACTGTTTTTTCTACTATTTTTAAAGATCATAATCCTTTTAATATTATTTATACTTTAAATAATCTCATGACTGGCACTGCAAATCCTGAGAAGCCCGGGGAATTACCTAAATTAGCTATGAGTAATTTTATAACTAGTGCATGGATAGGTTCCACAACCCCGCCTAATAATATTTTTCCTCCAGGAACTTTTTCTAATGCGGTTCTAGGGGACATTTTAACTTATTGGAATGGCAGATTTGCTAATACTGGCAATCTCCTTAAAATGTATGGATTAGACGGTCAAAGAGTAGATCATAATGGTTTAGAAATAATAGCTCCTTATGAAAATAAAACAAGCACGTCTAAAGATTCCAATATACTGAATCCTCTGCAAAGAAGAGGAACTGCTAAATTTAAACTTGATAATGCTTTATTAAAAGACTTTGTCCCTTTCCTCGATTATTCAAAAATGGGGGATTTTAGTCAGAGTGAATATATAACTAAACTTGAAATAGCCATTAATGTTAAAAACAGAACCCATTATGAGTTTTTTCAGGATGTTAACGGCAACTTTGTATTTAAGCCTCCTTTTTATAATTTAAATGTTAAAGGTATACAACCATATACTATACTTCCTAATGACATAATAAGCTGCTCTTTTGGAAAAGATTCTGAGGGTGTGGTAACATTTGTAACTGTGACTACCTCTTTTCAGAGGGGCTTGTATGCTCAGGCCACAGGTAGGGGTACTGGAGCCCATATGGATGTAGATCTTACAAAAAAATATGGAGTTAGAGCCGCTACTCTCAATTATGACTATATAATAAGTGATCCAGATATAGCAAGAAGTTTAGCCCTAGGATATCTTGCAACTACAAATGCAAAGACAGTTACAGGTACAATTCAAATTCCTGGTCGGCCCGAAATGAGACTTGGATATCCTATTTATATTGAACATAGAGATAGTTTTCATTATGTTAAATCTATATCTCATAGCTTTGATTATGGTGGGTCTTTTACTACAACCCTAGGTGTAGAAACTGAAAGAAGAAAAGAATATATACCCGCAGATGATAAAAAAAGTTGGAATCCTAAACCTTTAAAAGACTATGTTTATAGATTAAGCAGCCCTATTTATTCAACGCCATTACAAACTACTCCTGGTGCTGAGCCAATACCTTCACTTTTTGCTCAGCAAAATCAAGCTTTAGATCCTAGTATATCTTCAATTCAGCAAGGTGGCTATACTTTAGAACCAAGAAACCCTAACGCTACTTTTGATGAGAGAGTCGTGACTAATACTACTGTACCTTTTACAGATGAAGATGGATATAGAGTCGTTGGGTCTTTTTTGTATGGCAGGGGAACTAATGCCCTTTGTATTGATTCAAACACGACAAATGTGTCAATGTTAAAAGACATATATTTAACAACAATGGCTCGACCAATTTATCAGAATGAATCAGAAGCTATGAATCCCCTATTCTTTGACGATCAGGAAGGGATAGTTCCTAATTTTTATATTAATCCAAATGGAGAGGGTATGCCTGCAATATTAGGCAAGATATCAGATCAAACTACATCCATGCCATCTTCTGAGACTACATCAGGAGATGTTAAAAATATTGTATTTGCAGCTCCGGCTATTATGACGGCGGAAAAAAATACTCCTCCAATACTTTTGTCACAAGCAGCTGTTACTAAATAGGAAATTTTATGGCAGGAACAATAGGATCAGGATTTTCTAACAGAATATATATCCCAGGTGAAAAGCCCCCACAGGGTGTCCGTCAAGGAGATACCTATAAGCAATACTATTATCTACGTATTGGACTCATTCAAGAAGTAGATTTAGATAAATATGAGCTAACTGTTCAATGGATGAATAAAAAAGAAGGTGTAAGAGATAGAGTTCCCATTAGTTTTCCATATTGGGGCCCGTCCGGATGTATTGGTAGCTTGCCTTCAAAAGGTTCTTTGGGCGTCTTTGGCTTTTATGATGAAGGAGACGGCAAAGGTGCCCCTCTTTTATTGTCTTGCTTGCCTACAGGACTAGACGCTGGATTAAACTATAATAAAATAAAAATTCTTCCTGATGCCATGTCAACAAGTGACATTAATGAGATCCAATATAAATTTAGAAAAATGACTGTTGGCGACATGGCTGTAACGGCATCTGGCGGAGCATCTCTTTTTCTTAATAAAAGTGTAGAGCTTAAAGACGACGCCCTAGATTCAATATTTATAAGGGAAGATGACCAAGCCATTATTGCCACTTCTTTAAATAATTTTATTTTTGCTGATGGCATCTCAGTTAATATGGGCCCGGCTCTGAGAAATAAATTAAAAATTTATGACAGTAATGGAAATAAACTTGATAATAATGGAAGCCTTGTCACCCATAATAGTGGGAAAGATAATATTTATATTGTCCCCCACGGAGAACCAATTACAGGAGATACTCTATTTTATTCTGAATACCGCATAGATGTAGATGAATATGGAAATGGAAAATTAGATCTTAATGACATAAATAGCTCATCTCCTATTTCTGATAAAGACCCCATAGTTACCATGACCCTTGGAAATTATATAGGTGCCGATTTTAAAGACCCCCAAAAATATGGCTCCTTATTAAAGGCACGACTCTTTGCATCAGCCAATGATAATAAAGGAGCTTTTGCTCTTGAAAAAGCCGTGCAAAATAATGGCCTTGATGAACCCGAAGCACTGGGGCTGGCCTATGCCATGCACTTCCTTAAAGCCCAGGCTTTTATAGGAATGGACAAAGAAGGCCACTATTACATGAATCTTCCTGCCTCTACACGAAATCCTTTAGGTGCTGGCAGGTCTATGTCCATATTAGCCCAGGGCAATTTAAAAGAAATATGGGGAGTCTCAACAGATATTAATAACTCCTGGGACTTAACCGCCAAAGGGGGCCTGCGTTGGAATATAGGAGCTCATAACCAGGACTTTAAAGGCCGCAGTATAGATATTAGGACTTCTAAAAGTATTTATATAAATGTAGCTGGAAAAGACGACGACGGCTTTGCTAAACAGGAAAATTTAAAAGGTAACGTTTCTGAAATAATAATGGGAGACAAAACAGAAACTGTATCTAATATCACTTATAAAATAAACGGCCTTAAAACGGAGAATATCGGGGGGTCTTATTCAGAGTCCGTACAAAGTGATAAAAGCATAAATGTTCTTGGAGTATTTTCTGAAACAGTAGTTAAAGAAAAACAATCTAAGATAGGGACTAGAAAAACTACTATCACAACTGGAAATGATGAGTTAACCGTACTTAGGGGAAATATAACAGAAACTATTACAACTTTTGGGAAAAGATCAACAACTATTACGGCAGGAAGTATAGAAAATTCTCTTATAGCTGGAAATTTTAAAAATTCAGTTAAAGCAGGAAATTATGAAGTATCCGTTACTGCAGGAGCCATAAAAGTAAAATCTTCTGCAGGGGCGGTATCAATATCAGGATCAGCTGTGAATATAGAGGGACAATTACTTGTGAATGTATCAGCTCCTATAGTAAAAATAGGTACCGGAGCTACGCCTGGCGGTGCTCTGGTTGGTTTGCCAGGAGTCCCGTCTGCTTATGACCCAGTCGTAGGTACTCCTTTTAGCGGGAGCATGAAAGTAGGAATAGCAATCTAATGCCATTAAATCCTCCTACAATGCAAAGTGCCATTCAGGCAAAAGCTGCTTCACAGCTACTAGCTGGGAATAAGTTTCCTTTTATAGTATCAGCTATATGCTCAGCAACATGTCAGTATATTTTAAGTTCAGCTGTAGTCAACAGCATGAATACAGTAATAGGCCCTGGGTATGGGACTCAGGCAGGAGTCATTGTAGGCTTGGTACCTGATAGCATGTCCTCCTTGATACTCCTTAAAGGGCAATCAATGGGCATAGGAGGAAAAGATTTTAGAAAATTATGCGATGCCGTGTCTTTTGGAGTTGTTAGCTCAATGAGCTCCGTAACAATGCAAGGTTCAGTCATGGGCGGCGGACCAGGAATCGGCACGGGGACAATATCAGGGCTGATTCCATCGGCTTTAGAAAGCCTCATCTATCAACAAGAAATTTTTAGATTAATACATGGAGTAAGCATGAGAAAAATGATTTCAGCCATAGCTTTTGGAATCTGCACACATATTATGGCCGCTAGCGTTATTATTACTGATATAGGTACCCCTGCCCCTCCTCCAGTGGGGCCAATACCTGTAGTAGCACCCGGAATAGGAATACTGACATGACTACAACGCCAAGTACTCTTTTAACTTATAAATCTTTAGATTTTACTCCCTATGAAATTCGTGGGGTGAAGTCAGGCATTAATAATGCCCAGACTACGGGACCCGTCTATGTTAACGGACAATATATTCCATCAAGTAGTGCTATTATAGGAGATGGCTCCTTTTCCCCTAACAGCAATATAGTTACAGATTTTTATTTTGAGCCGCCATATAGTTCTTTAGATACTTCAGCTCTTTTCCCCAATGACAGCCTTTCAGCAAATAATAGCTTATTCTTTGTTTCTAAAAGATTAACTGCTGACAGCTTTGAATTGGATAGCAGCTCCGGCTTTGAAGGGACCTATCAGATTACATTCGGTTTAGGGCAGAGAAGCTATGTTGTTGAGCCCGATGTAATAACTAATACCTCAACAGGCCAGGCAAATTTTTATAATGGCTCTACTACGGTAACTGTCTCATCTACAACAGGCTTTTCAGTAGGTGACTTTATCAGGTCTAATAGCTATTTAGTCTATTATAGAATTAAGAATATTCCTTCTTCTACAGAGCTCGAACTTGTCTCCCCTTATGCAGGAGTCACTGCCTATGAGAGCTATGTTTCAAAAAAATGGGCTATTGGTAATACGGATATCAGATATTCCACTGATAATATTGTGTATGACACCCAGGCGGCTAAATGGAAATATGACTCTACTACGGGGAGCGGCCTTCCAACATCTTTAAATTATATTCCTCTTGCTGATGGGTTAAATGAAAGATTTACGTCTTCACTAGTATCAACTGCTCCGGATATAATGGATGTTAATACAGTTAGCAAAACTTTTTCTAAATCTACTATTTATGATACTTTCCAGTACTCTTTGCCTGTTGTTCCTCATCCTGAGACAATGCAGTTAAAGATTAACCAGAAATTAGTAGACCAGTTTCCACAAGGCAATCAGGATTATGTTTTAAGTTTCAGTCAGAGCCCTCTTTATACGCCTCCACCGCCTCCTGACCAACGCCAGGTAGCCAATATTATGTTTCTTAAGGGCGTTAAAAATGTTCAGCCTAGTCCCTCAAGCACATCAAGCGGACAAATGCAATTATTGGATAGTTCAGGTGCCGCTATTACTGGAATAATGCCCGGATCGGAAAATATAACTCTTAATGGCTCAACCCTGACCCCTTATAAAGATTATGCTCTTGAACCCTATTCCGGCATATTGGAAATTACTGACTCAATAATAAATGAGCCGGTTGTTAAATATGTAGGCGTCAGCTATAATTCTGTAATAGACTATGGTTTCACTGTCTATTTGAATGGCGTGAAACAGCAAATATCTTTTCCCTCTTCCCCTACAGATGACATTATTTTTCAACCTGATACTGGAAAATTTAAGCCCCAGGCACAAGATCACCCCGGGCCTAATGACATTTATGAAATGCATTATATGGTTGAGGCACAAGGATCCCTTACTGATGCTATCCAAGCACAGGTAGGCCAGACTCAATTAAAAACCAGCTTATATCCTATAAAGCAAGGTTCCATGATTGTTTCTAAAGCTGGAGCTTATCTATCCGAGGGGGAAGATTATGTTGTCAGCTATTTAACAGGAACCATAATACTCTTAGGAGCTGTAACTACTCCAAGCACCTTTTCAGTTACTTACACAGCATTATCTAAACAAGTTAACAACATGACTTATACTGATGGGACTTCTTTCTGTACTGTGATTGATGCCCGGCTTACAGTATTAGACGCCCCAACTTATAAATTTCAATTATATAATACAGCACTTAGTTTTGACTCTCAGGATATAACTGTTTTAAGAGTATATAATGAGACAAGAAATAAAGATTATGACCTGACGGGTCTTTCAGGTATAGGAAATACAATAGGCTTGTCTCCAACATTAAATGCAAGCATAGGGCTAGGAGCAAAGGATATCGTTGTAGTTGACTATAAATTTCCTAACGAAACTGTCGAATATGTTCCAGTCAGTGTAAACTATTTAAATATTTTAACAGGATTCCAGACTATTTATCTTGAAGGTATAGACCTTACAACATCAGTATCTCCTGGAGCAATACTCAATCTTGGCCTGCCTGATTCAGCCAGCCAATTTTATTATGTAGTAGATACTGTCGTATATGACGGCCTTGGCACGAGAGTCACAATAAAGGGTTCCATCTCACAGGATATTACAAATCCTAAAATTTTCTTTTCTGACTCCTTTGTAATGTTTCTACCTATTCTCGTTACCGCCGACCCCATAATATCGGGGTCAACTACTATATCTTTTTCAGGTAGTAATATCAGCAATCTTTTTAGACAGGGGACTTTAATAGATGTCTTAAATAATCTTTATTTAGTTCTAAGTGCAACATTCGACGGCTCAAAAACTCAAGTGACTTTGACGTCTGAAATTGTAAAAGACTGTACTGATGCTATTGCTCTCTCTTTACTTACATGCTCTGATGCCCCCGTTTATAATGAAGGCACAACAGAAATAATACCTTTTGAGCCTATCGTAACTCTGAAAAGCCAGCCAGCCTTCATTTTAAATGGTATAGATAACAGAATTCTTAATGTTGTATCTGATTCATCTTCTATTCATATCGATAACACATCATTCCTCTATAGTAATTATCCGACACTTGGAACTCTTTCTACTGCACTGTCTCCCATAGTATCTGTTTTGAATTATGTGCCCTCCTGGCAGTCTAATAAAATTATTCCCACTGCTTCCACAGTTTATAAAGACTCCAGTACAGTATTATATGCCTCTAATGCTTTGAGATATAGTAACCAGTCACCTTTTATCAATTTTGTTGACACTACAAATTTTAATATAAATGAGCCAGGAGTCATTGAATTAACTAACCCCATAAAACAATACGACCGCTATAATTTAGATTATATGGGCCGTCGTTTTCTTAATACTTCCCAAGTAGCATACTCTTTAAAATACTTCACAATCCTCCCAGCTAAATCTAATGTCTTTGCCTCTTTTGAATACGACAATCTTGACCAGTTTTATATTCAAGTGCTCGACCAGAAAGACTTTTTCAGTTCAGTGACTATTCCCAGAATGCAAAGCGAAGCTCTCCAATTAAACGGTAATACCGGCCAGGGCGGTAGCGTCTATGGTGATGAGAGCCAGGATCCCAGTAGTGGCGGCCTGGCAGGGAATGAATATAAACGCCAGGATGAAGAGATTGAATGTAGAATATTCAAAAAGATTTATGACTTCTTTCAGAACAGGCTCACCAGCTATGGCTTAGAAATGGAAGCTGCTACAGGACCAAAGCTCTTTAATAATGACGGGATATTCTCAGAGGAACAACAACTTGCAGCTAATAAATCCATAAATAGAATATTCTCCAAAGCTGATTACACAAATATGGAACCCATGATTTGCAACCCACTCACGGGTTATTATACTAATGTCGGAGCTATCTTTACTCAGGGCTCCGCAGACGTAGTTGGGGTTGGTACTCAGTGGTCGTATCAATTAACAAGTCAAAATCTACCCCTGAATTCCGTAATAAAAAGAACGGACTCAACTGCTCTATATAATGTCTACGCTATAAATAGCAACAATTCATTGACCCTGGATAGGCCTTTTGAAGAACAGTCAACGTCGGATACTATAAATGGGGAGTCCTATACGGCAGCGTCTCCTTTCCCTCTTTATGACGATGACGGCTATATTGGTCCGAAACATGTGGGCTCTAAAAATAATAACTTTAATCTTGTTTCAGGAGATGTATTTACATGTACTTTGGATAGCTCAGACAGCACTTATGTATTTTTAGACCCTCTTATCCGCTTTGGAGCACTACCTTTGCCTCCACAGCTTATAGCAGCTCTTCAGCCGCCTGTTTCAAAGCTTAACATTGCTCAGATAGCAGAGCAGTTAACCAGTAATATCCCGGGATTATCAGCTACTGTTGAAAATGTCGTTGACCCCACTCAGAGTTATGGCTATTTATCCACAATGGTCCTAAGAGCTTCCTATCCTATAAACTATTTAAAGTTGGGAGATAACGCTACCACATCTAAACTTGGCTTTGTTCCAGGAGCTGTCTCTATAGGAAATTTTGATAGAAACAGTCATCTACCTGAAATTATATCAGATTCTTCAGAAGCTGGCTATCTTGTAAATGAGGCTGTGGCTTTGATAGCTATGTTTGATGAATATAATAGAATGGACCGTATTAATAATGACCTAGTTAATGCATCTACTGCTATAAATGGAGAAATAGATAGTCTCAATAATGAAATCCCTAAAATAGAAGCCCAAATAAGTGCCCTTAATCAAATTATAAAAGAGCCTTCGATTATTACTTCTTATACGGACGCTTCTGCGGCTTTATTAAATGCTTCTATAGCTCTTGATCAGGCTAATGCTGCGTTGGGCTATAATTTAGATATTCTAACATTGGATTGGAAATGGCCCATTAATTTTCAAGAATTCACTCAGGATTTTACTAATATAAATGGGCTGACGTCTATAACTCTTACTGTTACACCGGATCCATTATATGATCCAAGAATATTGAATTATGATATCCCACTATATGGCCTCTATACTCCTGTTGTTACTTTTAGCGATGGGTCAATAGTTGGGGGAACCTGGACGGGGTGGGATGGCTCCGTCGGGGGCAATTACAGTGCTACAAATCAAATTCAATTTAATCTTGCTAATACACCCGTTTTTACAATACAAGCAGGTGCCCCGGTAAGCAATGCCTATTATATTACTGATTCTACAGCATTGAATCTTTACTGGAAAGTAGGTGGGGTCGCGGATTCTACAGCCCTTGTATATAGCGATTCTACTGTGGGCTACATTAAAAATATAATTAATGGCATTAGTGGTTTTTCCACTTCAGGGGATCCTGTTTATAATGATTACTCTTCAGCAGCGTTTAAGCTAAATTATAGCCCAATAAACCCCAATGCTACAGTATATTATGGCTTAAGAGATGCAACAATCACATATCAAACTATTTCAGAACTGACATTAAATCAGAGATATTCTTTTGCTACGGGTCGTTATCCTTATCTTACTGATACACGAACAACACAATTAAATACTCGTGAAGGCGAAATAAGAAACGATTTGGCTGCAGAAGAAATTTTAAAGACAGAAACTACAGGGGTCCCTGGAGACTTATATACATGGGCTAATAACCGTTTTAATAGGAGGCAAGGGTGCTACGCCAAGCTGAAACAGATCGAACAACAGATAGCGTCAAATCAGACGGCTCTAAATATCAACAAAAGCCTGATGCCGTAGAAGATGTATGGCAAAGGGCCAGTACTGAGAGTCCTTTTGTGAGAGCTATTAAAGAAACAACGGAACTTCTAGGTCATGCTATACATGACTATGGAATGGATCTTCAAAAGAAAGTTAACAATTTAAAAAGATTCTAACTATGTCCACAACATCATTAGATTTTAAAGGGCTCCTGAAGGCCTTTCCTTACATTCCAGCGAACCCAAGCAGTTCAACGACTCTGACTATGCCTGTGGCTCCTCCCGTCGTTATAAAGCCCGTAGTGGTGCCTACAACGGAAGACTTGGCGGCAGCCGCTTTAGCCGCTGCTGAAGCTGCAACTGCCGCAGTCACGGAACCCGCTGTTGGAAGTGACCAATGGATGCCTTATTCTCTGAAAATTCCTGGCTTTAATTCGGACCTTATTACAAAAGCCCTTAATAAATTAAACACTATTATAGCAGCCCTTGAAAAGGTCTTGTCCGTAATAGGCCTTTTTATTAATAGCTTCAGTTCTTTTTCCAGACTTCTTCTTAGTGTGATAAATATTGCTGAAGCTAAAGTGGATAAACTTTTGGCAGAAGGTCTTACCTCAGGGGTATATCTTAATGTTGTGGCTCCGCCAGCTTTCCTTTCCAGTAAATCAGGAGACCCTGATGCCCCTCATGAGGCCTATGGAGGCTTCCAAGGTTTCATTTCAAGACTTAATACATCACTATATAATCCTGATAAACATAAGCCGCCTTTTGTTGAAGGGGACTACGTAGGCGGATGCGTTATGGTCCTTGACTCTACTTCTTTAGATACTATTTGGACTGAACTCAAACACATGGCTGGTATGTTCAGCTTCATGAAACTTTTTGGGTTCAATTTAGAGCCCCCGGCTCCTACTAATCTAAATGGGCAGTGCGGCTTTTTTGAGGATAGTAAGGGTAAGCAATCTTATGGCGTAAAAATTCAATGGGATAATACTTATATAACATCATCTTATAAAATATCCCGAAGTAGAATACCCGGTGGAACTAAACAGTTTGTAGAATTTTTTCCTACTTATCTTGTAGACGACCAAGAGACAGGAGAGCCCGGGTTATTAACTGTTGTTAAGGCTTGGTTTGCTAATATATTTGCACCTAGAGATACAAGTGTAACTAAAGAAATCCTAGAGGAAGACGCGAAGCTTTTAGGAGAATCTTTTATTGTAGGAGCTCCTTTGCCCTATCCTGAAAAATTAGAAACAGTATATAAGGATCCTGATTTTAATAAAGGAAACCCAAAAGTAATAAACAACGCCCTAGGCCCAACCATAGAATATATTGATACGGACTTCGTTCTTAATTCTAATGGCCAGCCTACAATAAACGGAGAGGTAGTAACTCAGATTTATTACGTGGTTCAGTCCTGTCTTCCCGGAGGACGCTTATCAGGGCCCTTTTCTAAAGAGCTAGTCGTGACAATAAAAGCCTGTAATGATGCCTATGCTACTACAGATGTAATTGCCCACCCATATGGCCGTTGGGAATTACTTTCTATATCTGACGGCCACGTAAAAATAAATACATGGCAATCAATACAAATACAAGCTCTTATACCCTGGGCAGCAGAAATAGTAGATTTATATCATCAACTTCTTGACTCTCTTAAGGGTATGGTTACAAATGCTTCTGACGCTTTTAATGCCTTTCTTGTTCAAATTAAAGAAAAAATTCAAATGTATATTGACATGGTAAATGTCCTGACCTATATGATAAATATGCTCCAGAATTTTACTTTGGGACCTTCCGTGTCCTTTTTAAATTTAAAGCCCATGTCAGGGGGCATGCCCGTATTTGTGGAACGAATCCAGAACGCTAAATTGCCTCCCGGGTCTCCGCCTTTTAGTGGACCTAATGGGATAACAATAGGCTTTGTATTTGTTTACGGATCATCTATAGGAAAAAGTGCCGTGGCAGCTATGGTTGCCGCTTTTGACTTTATAACATCTGTTTTTTCAAAAAAATAAAAGGATGCTAAGCAATGTCTCAAGATAGCCAAGTCCTAGTCACTACTACTAATGATATAGCACGCTTGAATCATCTTCTTGTGGGTAATAGTATTACGGGCTTTCGTAATGGCATTCAAAAAGCTCAACAAAGAATTGTCACTCTTGAAAAGACACAGACTGAACTTAGATTGAGTGAGTCTCACATCAAGAGCCGATTATATAGCACGCTTGATCAAGCCTTTATTTATAGCCATACTGGTGGAGGTACAAATACTCGTGCTGACTGGCAGTCATCTTATGAACAACAAATAAAAGAGGCAGGTACAGACCCAAGTATAAACCATGATAAATTTCAGACATATTTAAGTATTCATGGCGTTTCAGAAATGGAACAAGCCTTAAATAAAATAAACAATGAATTAATGCAGATAGATACAGCTATTAGAGAATATAGTCTTACAATTGTTAGTTTTCAGACAGCTATTAAAAGTGCTGAAGAAGCCCGATCAAAAAATATTCTTTATAAAGCAGGCAGTTTGGTTTCTTCTGTAGGAAATTATTTGTCTCCTGATCAAAGTGACATTGAGCAAGACGCCATAGCTAAATCAAATGTCTCCGGTTTATTGCTCTTACAAGGACTATCTAAAGCTTATAATATGTATTCTACAGATCAAGAGGGTAAAAGAGCTTATCCTGATGAAGCTAAATTAGCCGCCACAACCATGAGCAATATTCGTAAGCATTTTTGGGCTCATGCTCAGTCATATCCTGAATTTCTGCAAGAAAATACTAAGCTTGATTTTAATGATCCAGGCTGTGAACAAAATTTAAAAATTATTAAAGAAAAATTGGATACCTTTAGGGGTGCCGCCGCTAATACAAAGATTGTAGACGTCGTAGACCAGTTTATAAAAAATATTGTTACAGTAGTTAACGACTCCTCTATTTCTGACGGGATTAGTAAGAAAGCTGAAACCATACTCCCCGAGGGAACTTCCCTGAAGGATAAAACCATACACTATCCCAGCGTAGTTATGAGTCTCGGAGACACATACTATTATGGCTCCTTTGAATGCCCCACTTGGCTTGCCGGTTTAAAAAAGTCTCTCCAGGAAAAAAATACAAAATTTTTACCTTTACCCCTATGCCCAAAAATTGTCAGACCTCCGGATACTTCTAAAAATTTAAAGTCAGACCAAGTTAAAGATAAATATGAAGAAGCAAAAAATGCAGGAGCCCAAAAATTCAGAGATGCCCTTGCAGCAGCCACTAATTTTCAAAAAACTATAAATGCCTCCACCGAAGGACTCGTAGGAGAATTACCAATAGACGCTCCTGATTGGGTCTATAATTATACAAGCATATTTGAAAGCAACGATTTCGGCACTATTTCATATCCTTTAGACAGACTCCCAGCAGCCAAAACTACTACTTCAAGTGCTACGGGAGCCAACGTATCTGCACCGTCAGCATCTTCAGATGCAGTACCCGTCTCTGATATGAAGGCCCCCGCTTCTTCCGTACTTAATACTATAGGAGACAAAGACCCCAGCAAACCTGTAGATACTAAATTGCCACTAACTCCAGCGTCTATCCCTGTCTTTACCGTGGCTCCGTCTTCATCTACAAATGTTAAAATCACTAATCCCGTAGTATCTACAGGTTCTAATACTGGAAATTCTCCAACAGCAAACCCCACAGTACAAAATTATCCCTATGCTAATATTTTAAACCCTAGCCTTACTACGCCCTCTAATCTAGAAACCTGGAAAGCTAATGCTCTTGCCAGTGCGACTAATACAAAACCTGGTGCTCTAACAACCCCTGCTACACCTACGCCCACAACGACAGTTGAACAGGCTGGAACCCCACCACCTGCTACTGAAGGAGCCAAGGCCCCTACAGATGCATTTCTGCTGGTAACCAGAGGAACCGACAATAATAAAGACGGAGCTCTTAATAAAGCCCAAAAAATTGCTCAGAAAAATTCACCAAACAATAACCCGGATATAAATCTTTTAGATAAATATGCGTACAAAAATGCCAACGGTACAGTAATCGCCTTCATGCTGTGGCGGTCATAATTGTAATAATCTCTTGATAAGAATGTCTTTTCCCATGACGTATGATCTTAAATTAGCAACAATATGCGACCACAGGGTCTTCAAAGAACCCGTGACCCTTAATTCAGACAGGAGAACTATAACAACTTCTAAACCTTTATCATCTTTAAATATAGACATGTATGCGTCCGACGATATAGTACCAAAAACAGCATATTTTATCATGGAAATACCGGACCAAACATTACAGTCCGGACTAAATAAAAAGATCGTTTTTAAAAACGAATGGAAAGCCATAGAAGATTACTTTGAAATAACTTATATCACTATAAAAAATTATTGCCCCAAATGCATCGGCCTGGGACAAATAGACGACATAAATTACGGAAATACAGGAGATTTGCTAGTAAACAGAAACGAGAACCTTTTACTACAAAACGTTGAAAAATTTACAATTACAGAGCTCAGAAGTAATCCTTTTCAACTCTTTGTAGGTACAGGACTCGTAAACCTTATAGGACAAAGAGTCTATAACCAACCCTATATAGTATCACGAGTCACTCAAGAAATAAGCAATACACTACAGGTCTTTAAAGGCCTGCAGAATCAATACATGTCAACAGGACGAACAATGTCCCAAGGAGAAACCCTGGACGTAGTAGAAAACGTCAAAGTATCCTTCGATACTAATGATTCATCAATACTAAGAGCCAATATAGCCGTAAGAGCTAAATCAGGACAAACTGTTAACTTTACACAATTTTTACAAATCGCCTAAAAATGACTATACTAGCACCCATCATACTACTCCCCACTAACGGAGTCAACTACGCCTCTGACATCCCAACTCAGACCCTGTCAGGGACTACGGTCGCCCCTAATACAAAAAACATCCTAGTTAATAACTCCACCTTCGGAGTTACCTACACCTCAGGAAGTAGCATATGGGCTTGGTCCGGAACTCTCCCCATAGGAGCAAACAACCTATCTATCATAGCTATAGACCAGGACGGCACACAAAGTGCCCCGACTACTATCCAAATAACTATCCTGAGCTCAAATACAAAAATAACCGTGACTCCCCCTACAGGAGTCAGACTCAGATCATATCAGGATAGCATAGAAGCCCTGAACGCCCAAAACCCCGAACCACAAACCATCGGATATAACTATTACGTCGCAGTAGAAAGCGGCGGAGGCTCATCAAGAACCTATGCAAAAATGAACCCCCAAATAGTGTCCGCCTATACCTATTATGAAGATACTACTAGTCCTATTAGTCAGTCTGTGGATACTGCTGGAAATGTCAGAGTCACAACCACCACCGAAGAAGTAATCAGAACCTACTACTACTCCTTTACTCTGACCAATACCGTCCTGTCAGCCCTAATATCAGCCGGAACATTACCCAATGTCCTGCTCAATCAAGATCAACCCTTCTTCTTCGTAATAACAGCCGTGATCTATGACCCAGTCCTTGGACAAGTTACAGAAAGCGCCTACTCAATGGAACTCCAAGGATCCCCTGTCACTATTACTACAGGACTTAAAACTCTTCCTAATAGATCCCAGGTAGACATCATCCTGACATTCAGCCAGGAACTCCTGACCGGAAATAAAAATGTCTCCATGCTCCCAGGATCAGTTATAAGAGATATTCTCGACCCACCATCAGAAGAAATGGCCCGGGTCTACGTCATACAAAATTTTCTGGCCATATCCCTGTCCGTAAGCGCCCTACAGGATTTCGATGACGCCAATCACGACGGCATAAGCGACCCCGTCTCATCTTCCATGCCCAAACAAGCCCTTAAAATAGCTCTGGGACTGACAAGAGATCAGGATGTCCAAAACCTCATAGACAGCCAATTCGATGCCCTGGCTTCAAATGTAGACACCATCAGAAAAGGAGCTACATCAGCTATCGGCTACGTTACTTTCTACACGGGCACAGCCCCCATTAGAGACATGATAGTCAACCAAGGAGCCACCGTAACCTCCCAAGGCGACCTCGACCAGGGAATCCCCTCTCAAGCCTATATGACTCTGGAAAGTAAAACCATTTCATTGGCTAACGCAGCTCAATTTTATAACTCCCTTACAAACCAGTATGAGGTATCAGTTCAAGTACAGGCACTGACAGCAGGAAGCACCGGAAATGCAGACTCCTTCACCGTTACATCTATTAGCTCAGGCGCTGACTCCAATTTTAAAGTAGAAAACCCGAACCCCATAGCCTTCGGCCAGGACGAAGAATCTAACCATGACCTGTCCACTAGAATAGAATTAGCTATGTATGCAGACACAGGAACCCTGGGAGGCTACAATAAAACAGCAGCCGGAGTATCCGGAGTCCAACGCATGATGATCCAGGCAGCAGGTGACCCCCTGATGATTCGAGACTATGACTCCCTCCGAAATCAACACGTAGGAGGCAAAGTAGATGTCTATGTCCAAGGCCAAAGATTAAAACAAGTCTCGGACCAAATAGCCTTCTCATATGAAAGCATCGGGGACAACCAAGGAACCATGTCAGGTGAAACCTTTGCAGTTATCAACGCCCCTGCTTATGAATTCAAATCTTTAAATCCTTTGGTTACAGCTCATACACCTATCTTTAGCGTGAGCCTGGTACATAACGCTACAAAAGTGCAGGATTATGACATAACAGGCTATCAGATTATAGGCGACGGAGATACTATAAAATTAAACGAAACCCTGCCTAAAAACGTCGCAATAGGCCTGGCCTCCGCAGACGTAATTAAAGTAGACTACAAATACAGAAGCTCCGATACATATATCTTGAAAAATCAGCCTGTAATTAATATTGTCTCAGTTGTAGGACAACTCTCAGGACCCCTGACTCCAGAAAACTACGAACTCGTGGCTCTTGCAGACCCCTTGGCTAACGGCAATTCTACTATAGCTACAACCAGCGTCCGTATAAAATTTGCCAATAATTTGCCCTTGGAAACCTTTCAACCAGTCAGCAACGAAGCCCACGTCATGATTATTGGTAAACAAGAACCACTTGTATATCTGGGAGCCGACCCCACAACAATTATTGTCCGGAACAACACTAGTACAATTACTTACTCGGAAAATATTGACTATCGTATCATTCCCGGGGCCACGACAACCCCTACTAATATTCTGCTGATTGAAAGCGGCTACATCCAAAATGGCCAGGAAGTTTTAATAAGTTATACAGCTATTGAAAACTTTGTCGTGACGTATACTATAAATGACCTGCTAACAACCGTCCAGACAGAAATGGACAAGATGAAACATGCCTGTGCAGATGTCATCGTAAAACAGGCCGTTGAAAATAATGTAGACTTTGCATTTACAGTAGTCCCCACGGCAGCGCCTCTGTACTCCACCTATGGAGGACAAATCAATGTCTATCAGGCTACTTTAAGAACTAAAATAGGCACGGCCATAGGCAATTATATTAACCGCCTGAGTATTGGAGAGACGCTTACTCAGAGCAAAATAATACAGCTTATACAAGATTTACCGGAAGTTAATTATATGGCTCTGCCTTTGAATAGAATGGTCAAGTCTGACGGATCTTTTATTATTCGAGACGACATCGGCCATACCCAATTTGAAATTTTTAATGAAGGCTTAGTAAGATCTTTTATTACAGTCATACCAGTGCTCACTTATGCCACAGTTGATAAGGGCGGCTCCGATAATCTCTTCAGAGGAATTTTTGAAGACAGCATGCCGCTGGTTCTTCAGGAAGACGTCCTGGACGTCTCAGGAGGCCCAGGTAGAGGCTATATTCAAGCAGACGGTAAAATTGTGGTAAGCACAAAAGACGGGCTGTTGCCGGATACTAAAGATTATCAGGTAGCATATTATGTCTATGGGGAAAAAGGAACTAAAGATATAAACGTGGCTTCTGTTGAATATTTAACTATCGGAAATTTGGCTATTAATTTTGATACGCCACAGGACTAGGAGCTTTGAAAAATGGCAGAAAATCTTGGAACTGGTGTTTCTTATGTAGACGAACCCAACGGCTATAACTACGACACGGTTATTTTCCAGAAGGGCAAGCCCCCATTAGACACAGAAGTCAATCTGCTCCAGCAGATTCAAAACCAACTGGGGCAACGACGCCTGTCGTCTCTACCTTCAGGCTGGCTATCTTTCAGACCTTATTACACCAGTTCTCTGCTTAAAAATTCTTTTTATACTCAAGACCCTTCTAACGCTGTTCCAGAATATGCTTTAGTCAACGGCCAGGTTGTTTATGTAACAGGCACAAACACGTCTACAGCCAACGCAAATCTCGTCAAGCTACCCACGGCCCCTATTTCAGCGGCACAGGTAAATGGGGTGTTCCTGGAAGTTTGGAGAGCTCTGCTGGGGCCTAACGACCCTACAAACAGACCTGGACCCATTACCATTATCGATACTATCCTCGACATCGACGCCGTTAATACAAATGTGGCATGGGCTGTAGGAGAAAATGGCCTAGTACTCTATACGGAGAACGCAGGAGAGACTTGGGATGTTCAGACCATCGCTACCAAAAATCAACTTAATAGTGTCTACTTCGTTACTCCTTCCATAGGCTGGGTAGTCGGTAATAACGGCACCATGGCCAGGACCTCTACAGGAGGCCAAAATTGGACCGTACAGGCCAGCGGATACATTGATAATTTCAATGGCATCTTCATGTATTCTTCGCTTATTGGCTGGATTGTCGGAGACTCAGGCATAATTTTAAAAACTACTAACGGAATAAATTGGACAGCTCAGTATAGCGGCGTTTCATACAATTTAAGATCTATATATTTTCTTGACACCCAAAATGGCTGGGCAGTAGGAGACTCCGGAGTCATTCTCAGAACGTCTGATGGAGGAACCCATTGGGCAGTCCAGACTAGTGGCATTACAAGTAAATTGAATTCCGTATATTTTTATGACATTAATATTGGATTTGCCGTGGGAGCCAATGGCGTGATCCTGGCTACATCTACAAGTGGGGCTACATGGTATTCCCAGTCCAATAGAATTAATGGCAATAATAGCCTATCAGTAGAATATACAGACGTGACTATGGCTCCCACATTAGACGATTATGTTGCAGGAGAAGACGTATCCAGCCAGGCTAACGGGATTAATAAAACTTTTAATGTCCTGAATAAGCCCATTACAAAAGGCGACGGCACAGGCACTATAACTAATTTACCGGCTGATGTCATTGTGAAGGTTAATGGCACGGCTGTTCTTGTTGACTCCTTACTCGGAGCCAGCGGCCAGATAGTTCTCAACGCGGCTCCTGCTTCTTGTGCCAAAGTTATTGCTTATTATTGGTACAAAATAGATGACAATATAGTCAGGGGCAAGGCCTGGATCACTGGTAAAAAAGGTACTATACCAACTACAATACCCTTAGATGGCAGAGTAAATAATGAGGACATGTCCAGTCAGGCTGATGGAATTAATAAAGTTTTTAATGTCCAGAATAAGCCCATTACAAAAGGCAATGGCACGGGCACAACTACAACTGCTACGTCCGATGTAGTTGTTAAAGTCAATGGCTCTACTGCTGCTGTTAGTTCCGTTGATGGGGCTAACGGGCAAATTACTCTTGCTCTGGCTCCCTCTGCTTTTGCCCAGGTGCGAATATCTTATTACTATAAACTGAATTATCCCGTATTAAAAGGAGGGTATGACTCAGGCATTGTTCTGGAATCCAATGACCTCGGGGGGACATGGACCCTGCAGGACCCCCAGACAGCCTACGATATCAATGCCATACACATGGCAGATAAAGCTAAAGGATGGATAGCAGGTCAATTCTCCCAAATATGGCATACTATTAATAGTGGTGCACTATGGCTCGTTCAGAATCCTTACGTTGTCAATCGTCAAGTACAGAGAGTCTACAATGAAGGCAATGTAGATACAACCGTCTATTTACTCGATGATGAAATCCACCCTACCACAAATATTGAGACTACAAAAAGAGTCCAAGTACAATATAAAATTAGAGTGGTGCCAGATGTAGACCCCTTTAATTATCCGGAAGCTGGACTGGGCTCACAGATCGTATTAAGCCAAGGACCCAATACACTGGGACCCCACTCAGCGTTTACTAACATGGGCCCGACTACAGGCGATTATGGAATGTGGCGTGCAGAATGCGGTGGCACAGTCGATGGCTATAGCTATGCCATTCCCATGGCTTTCATAGGGCGAAGAAATAGCTCGGATTTTGACCCCCTAAACAATGGCAATGGCTCCACTAATAATGCCAACAGCAGGTCTATCAGACCTGATCTGTTGACATCTGATAATGTGGTTGATGCAGACATGCTGGATGTCCGACATCAGATTTTGGTGCCGTCTGCGGAGCAACTGCTCGAAGAAAATATGGATAGGCTACTTGACAATAAACTAGAGACTCGCTTTGCCAGAAACACCCTAGGAACGGACAGATACGGCACACAGATCCTGCAGCTTGATCGGATAGGTGGTACGGATAATGACGGGGGCCAAAAAATCGGAGACAGTTTGAGTGATGCCGTGACGGGTAAAATAAGTTCGGACGTGCAAATAGTTACTATCTATTCAGATCCAAATCCTTGGCCTGCAACTACAGTAATCCCTGATCCTATAATTCTTGATCCCCTTAAAAAATATAATTATACAGGGTTTTTTACTCAAACCCCAGCACGTAGTTCAGCTACTTATGTTTCAAGTACCCTAGCTAATAATGGAAAAATTGTCCCAGGAGACTTTACTGGGTATGGCACAAGTATGTTGACTTTTAATTTTAAAAATTTTGCTAATACTATAACCCAGGATCCAGGTTTAGGGTACAATGGAGGATATGATATAAAAGCTACTTTTATTCGAACAGATTCAACATCATTGACCTATCTTCCTTCTGACCCTAAAATTGTAAAAAATTATAGTGATACAGGAGCACTTTTATATCACGGAATTTTTGAAAATGAAGTGTCAGGTAAAATAGTAGAACAGTGGGATTCGGGCCTTTCTGGTTATAATAACTATGTTTTAGCATATCCAGGATCGGATAGTAGTAGCACAACAGCGACTATGGCTTCTACAGTAGAACTTCATTATTTTGTACGTGCTGATAGTAGCAATGTTTCAGGGTCTAATAAAATTTTATCTATACCATTATCAAAATTAGGCCCTGATTCAACCTCTATTTATTCAATAGCGGCAGTTTCTAAAATTAATAACATATCAGCTGGTCTTTCTTTACGATTAGCTGACATTTTAACGCAAACAGGAATAATCCAAATAGTGATAGTTCCTGGCTATGAATATATTATAGGATCTGTTTACGAAATGGTTGCTTTTGTAATTGCCAATAGCAACAATAAAAATATTAGAAATGGAGCTACGGTTAATTTTATTCAAGGAGAAAAGAGTTTAAAAACCTTTTGTTTGTCAGATATTTTAACAATTAATGCTTCTACAGGTATATCAGGAGCAATTACAGTAGATTCTAATAGGGGCTCTTTACATTTAGGTGGATGCAATATAATTGGTATATCTTCTACTATGCGATTACCCTCAATTCCTAAAGAGGAAGGTCTTATTCTTCCTTTTTGTTGGCTAAATATTGCCTCAACTGGCAATAAAATGTATCCTATACAAATTCAAAGTTTAGGTACTATTTTAAAATTTGTAATATATGATCAAGGGATACCCTTTACAACGACTAGTCCAGTAGTCATAACAATTCAGGCTCTTTTAAAACAAAATTCTTTTTTATTTTCGGGAACTTCTGATGGTCTTATGATCGGTTATTACTATCAGCCTTATCAGTGTATTTCAGATTTGCCAAATAGTCTTACCTGCAAAATGTTAACCAAAACTTCGAAAATTAATATATCTAATTTTGGCACAGGGGGTAGTCTCCTAAGTAAAGAGCCATACATTCAGCCTTTAATTAATATTCCAATTAATAATTCTAATTTTATTAATGACAATCAATTCTACAATATAGAACCTCTTAAATTTTCTAATTTTTCTATTGATGGTGGTTTTGTTCAAATCCCTTATTATGTCTCAGCTGATTTAAATGGGGAATTTATTTTTTCAAATTCTTCAAGTGATACTCTAGGTAGATTTTTTTATAAGACTTGCTCTAAAGATTTAATTTTTAGAACGGAGGCTCTTCAAGAACCCAATTCCAGAAAAATATTCTATGCTATTATAGCAGAAGTCTTAAATAGTTCGGATATTAGATTTCTTAACAGCGAACGAATCTTAATAATTTTTTCACGGAGCGATTCTTTAGGCATTGACAATTATACTGGATATATTAACGGAGATAAAAATGTTGTTGCAGTTTATAGACTGCCTAATAAGCCCTTATACAGAGATTAGCTTTAATAGGATAATTCTAATTTAGTAATGCCACGCTTTAGATAGATTCCTCTAAATTTGTTTCTTTCTCCTAATAATTGACCTTTTATGTTAAATATTTTAGGGAAATATAATTGAGTCTTTAATTTTGATTTTTTATCTATTTTTATTCCAACAAGAGGTTGAACTCTGAAAGTGTCAGAGTAGGCAATTGTGACATTTTTATGATTGTTAATATCTGAATCGCCAACAGTGATTTTAAACTGACAAAGGCCATAAGTAGTAGGAACAAATCTTAGAGACCTAGTTGATATTCTTTTGCTTATACTGTCAGATGTATCAGCTACATAGCCAGGATTAAACAAGTTACTAACAAGTTGCCAAGGTTCCCTATTATAACTAATATCGACTCGCCTGCTCGAAAATCTTAATGAGTTATCCACAACTAAATAACTTAATGTGCCGGAATCCCCAACTTTAAGATTCTTCGTAACAGTGACATTTAAAATTGATGGCGGCTGAGTATCAATAACTACAAAGACATGGCGTATAAATGTATGACCGAAATCTACAGAATCGTAATAAAAATCGGGCTTTTGCACCTTATAACCTCTAGTTAACGGCTTAAGATAAGTTGTGCCTACCCAACTATTATTAAAATCTTTAGATGCTATTGCGCCTTTTGTAACAACACTATCTGACAAAAACCAAGAATTTGGAAGTCCTATAAAAACTAGTTTAAAAATTGGATTACTTGGTGCCAAAGGCCCTGATATAACGCCACAAATTGTGCAGGTTTGGGCTTGAGTTGCTGTCATAAAAGCAAAAAGCAAGATTAAAAAGCTCTTAATTTTCATAAAAAGTCTCCTTTTAGGTTAAATACCTACCTTTACTATATTATACA